AAGGATTATTTTGTGGGTAAAGCTGTAAAAAAGAGCAGTGAAGAAGCATTAAATCAGGCGTTAGATAAGCTTGTAATGGTTTGTCCTAATAAACAAACTTATGATGAGTTAACGTCTTTGATGTTTCAGTTGTATTGTGGAAATGACTTTGGTTTAGGAAATTTTAGTCTTTCTTTCCTTGATAAGATTGAGGATAGATGGCGATCAGGGCGTAAACGTGCTGCAGAATCAAAAGGCATAAAACTGATTGTTAAAAATGGCTGACCACGGTGTGATTTTTCCATATCTTATATCTTTCCCGCATCGTGGTTATGCTAATGGAAAAAAAACCTAGAGGGTTACTCAAAGAATCGATTGTAATGCTTGATCTAATGACAGGTCAAGAAAAGATGGATTACCTTGAACGTATGTGGGATTTGTACATTCGAGTGTATGAGAGACCCAGGTATAGACGTAAGCGATCACGAACTTATGTGATGGATAAAACTAAAGCGTATGACTTGTGCTCCAAGCTTACTAAAATATTTGGGCACTAAGTTGAGCCTAGCAATTACAAAACCAAAAACATTCGCAGAACAGCGATTGTTTCAAGCAATACTTGTGCAAGCTTTAGAAGATGCAACTAATCCTTCTAATTTTAAAAGAGAAACTTATCATAAACACGATAGCCATTGTTGGTTTGTAGATAATTCAGATGACTTTCAACGTGTGTGTTGGGGAGCTGAATTAGATCCTGAATTTGTAAGAGGTGAATATCTTAAAATGATAGACAATGGAAAAATTATGTTTAGTAAAATGCAAATAGCCTGGATTCGGTATCGAGCTTTGTATAAGAGGTATCGGGAGGCTGGAAGTAAGGAAGAAAGAAGAGAAATTCGTGCTTTGATTTTAAAAGAAAACCTTAAGAAGTTAGAATAGTCATGGCGGTCGAATGTGTTTAACTCCTGGGGGAATGATTAGAGAGCAATTAAAATGAACTCCCCCAAGAGTATTTAAGCAAAGAACGTTATTAAAAAATAACACAGTAAAATTATATATGAAAAACGGATACCGGACAACCAGAAATAACCCACTGAACGGGATCGGTGGATTTTTTACTATATAGATATTCTAGACCCCTGATCAATAAAAAGTACCCCCCAGGCCAGAAGTGGTGTATCTGGTGTATCTAAACGTCTATTAGTCAATTATATCAACACTTTTAATCAATTTTAGTGGTGTATCTATGGTGTATCTATGGTGTATCTTGGATACACCACTCTTGCGGGAACGTAACCAGGAGTTTTTAAGGCTATTACTTTCTGGTGAAATAATCTATATAGTAGAAAATTATGGTAAAAAAATATTTCTTTGGAATAGCATATAAATTTGGTCAACCTCGTTAAAGGTGCATCTCAAACATTTAATAAAATATTTAAAAAAGAATATAATGAGCAAAGAGCTGCAGGTATGAGCACAGGATCAGCTCATTCAAACGCTGCTGAATATGCTAATAAAATTACAAAAGAATTTCCAAAGAAAAAACCAGGAAGAAAATAATGCCAGGTGGTTTAAAAAGAAAAACTGATAGAACAGAATTAGATCTCACTCCTAAACAAAAAATGTTTATAGAGATATACGTAAAAGATTGGGGATCAATAACTCAAGCTGAAGCACTTAAACGTGCGGGTTATGTTTGTACTAATGAAAAAGATTATGGATCTGTTGCATCTAGAATGTTATCTAGAAAACACAATCCACATATTGCAAAATATTTTGATAAACTCTTTGAAAGAGAAGTTAAGAAGTATGAAGGTGACAACCTTAGAAGATTTAAAAGGTTAGAAAGAATTTCTGACAAGGCCGAAAAAGATAAACAATATGCTGCTGCAATTAATGCTGAATATAGATCAGGTCAATTAGCAGGTGCTTATGTTGATAGAAAAGAGGTACGAGTTAGTGGTTTGGAGGGTATGTCACGTGAGCAACTTGAAAAAAAGTTACAAGAACTATCGGATAAAATCGATGGGCACAATGCCAAAACGATTGAAGTTGAGTCCGAAGACGTTACAGCAATTGAAAAAGGCTAGTTGGAAAGATTGGTTAGATGTATTTAACCAAGTCCATAACTCTACTATCACAACTCATATTGGTAAAATTAAAATAGAGATTGATGAATAGAAAAAAAATTGCAATACCCAAAAAAGTAAAACATGAGATAGATAAATATCCAATGGTATCTGTAGAATGGTTTGATATCGTTTCGGATAGCTCATGGAGTAGTTTCGCAGATGTAAAGAAAGCAAAGCTGGCCACCTGCATCACCAAAGGTCATCTCCTTAGTCAAGCAAAAGGTGTGACTAGAATATTTGGAGATTACTCATATAACGATAATAAAACTGAAATTGAAACGATTGGGAATACTACTTTGATACCTAATTCAGTTATCAAAGAAATTAAAAAACTGACTTAATGACAACAAGTAGAAACGCAGAATCTAGACTATGGCAAAAGGTCAAAAAAGGACTGACTGATTGCTTCTTAACCCGCATAGAATCTAGCACAATTAATGGTATACCTGACATACACGCTGTAATGAAGAATGAAGTATTTTGGATAGAACTTAAATCAGATTCATTAAGTTTTCCGAAGCTAAATAAATGGCAAATTGTTTGGATCAACAAGTATATTATGGCTGGAGGCAAGGTAATTATCTTGAAAGAGACCCTCTTGAAGAAGTCCCTTAAACTGTACAGACCGGTGTCCGTGTTTACTGATCCTCGTTCCCTGGTCTCGTTTGCCTCGTTCTCGTTCCCTTTAGACTGGCCACTGGTCCAGCGAAGGATGCTAACGGAGCTGGCGTCTTCTCCCGATGCTGCGTAGCTCTCGTTCTCGGATCCTGGCCACCGACTTTTCCCTCTTTGTTGGTCGGTGGCCTGGGGCCCAGCAGCGTAAGCTGTGCTTCAGGATCTCGTTTCTCGTTCTCGTTTAAACTAAACCTCGTTCTCGGACAAAGGAAGGTCTCCCAGTGCTGGTGCAGCCAGAAAAGTTCCCAGCTGGCCAGGCGAACTTCAGGGTTGACAGCTATCCCATGATGTCGTATCGTAAGGAAAAAGGAGGATTAATGGCAGTGGATTTTGAAGCCCTCGATCTCGTTCGAAGTGAGAACAGGTCTCGCTCGTACAACAAGAAACTAGATGAGCTGGCCAGGGAGAATCAGGAACTGGCACGGCTGGTGGAAGTTCTGGTATCGGAATTACCTGAAGACAAGAGGTGGTCGTTTGAAGAAAGATTAAAGAAAATAAAAAAAAGGGGTTGACAGCTATCCCATCATATCTTATATAAAAGTTGCGACCCACATTAACTTCGCTGACATTGTGTCGGAGTAATTACCGAAATGGTCAAGTTGGGCTGTTATGTGGGCGTAACCAACAAAGGAGAATTATGAGCAAAGAAGATCCCAACAACGTTGTGTTCACCTGTACAGAGCATAGCAAGGACATGTACTTTAAAGTAAAAGAATTTGAGAAAAGGCCCGAAGCCAAGGATTACGTCTACGTACGATTCAAGGATGACGATCAGTTCGAGTCGATGTGGGTGAAGATCATCCAGGGGACGCAGCAGCAGGGCTACGGAGAACTAAACAACATACCTGTCTTTCTAGTAGATAGAAAGCTAGGTGACACAATCAGTTACAAAACAGATAAGGAGGGAGTAACATGGGAAAACAAAAGCTAAAAGATCTCGTAAAACAATTGAATGCAGACAACGCGCCACCCGATGGGTGGCGGCCAGAAGACCAGGTCCCCGCAGCTAATGCTGAGGACAAACCTGAAGCCGGTAAAGTATACGCTCTTACTGGAGGTCCCGGTTCTCGTTGCATTGCGAATGGTAACAGCTGGAAGGAAAGTGAGGTGGACCAGGATCTGGCAGGTAACGCTGCTGGAAAGGTCAGGTGACCTTCGTTCTCGTTTACTTGGGGCTCTTGTTCCTCTTCCCTACATTTACATTGGCCAGCACTGGCGTGCTGATGCTCGTTCTCGTTGGTCTGCTGTAATGTCGTCTCGTTTCTCGGTAGTTTAGGAGCTGGCCAGGCGTAGATGGAAGGACTGGTGCCAGGCACCAGCACGGAACTGCGTGGTAAAGCTCGGTCTCGTTTCTCGGATAGGAAAGAGTTTATGTATAGTGACCTTCAGGGCTGGGATCCCAGACCAGCACGGAACTATGATGGTAAGAGCTGTGGGTTTGCCTTTCTAGTTTAGAATGATTCTAAAAGATAATTGTTGTGTTAATGGTGGGATATGATAAGAGAGGGGAAACCATTTAACAACAAGGAGGAAAAAATGGGATTAGACCAACACGCACATATACGAGGAACAGAGATTGATTGGGAAAAGTATTTCCAAGACGATGAATACTCTGACAAGGCAGGAGTTTTTGTTTGGCGAAAGCACGCAAGACTTCAAGAGTTCATGGCGAAGAAATGGACTGACCAAAACCCTAGTGTAAAAGTTGAAGGACATCTTGCACATCTAGGATTTAATGGCGACCAAGAAGCACCATGTTATATGACCAAAGAAGTCGTGAGAGAATTAGGCGAACAGATAGAAAAAGGTTTCGCTGACTATCACGCTGAAGATGGATTTTTTTGGGGACAACAGTTCCAAGAGGATTCGGTTAAAGAGTACAAAGAGCAAGATATGAAGTTTTTAAAATTTTGCGAGCAAGCCATAGACGAGGGCAAGGTCGTAGAATATTGGTGTAGTTGGTAATGCCAAAAAATAAAAAGGTTGAGGCGACAGATGTCGCCTCGCCTCGTTCTCGTTTGGAAAAGGATAAAGCTGTACCAAAGTTAAAACCTGGCACTGCACACCAGGAACAGTTCCTAAATTTTTTAACTAATCTATTAGGAGATATTGAAGATGTTAGTATTAGTATTGATGGAAATAAAAGAATACCTATTAAAGACCTTAAAAAAAAGATAAATTAACTATTGCATAAGACAAGATAAGATATATAAGAATAGGGTATTCATAAGAATACATAACTTAACAAAGAGGAAAATATGCAAACAGCAAAAAAGCTAAAGCAAGACGAAAAGAAAGTAGTCCTAGCTTATGCAACACTAAAGCTAAAAGCAAATAGACTTAACAAAGAGTTAGATAGTATGAAAGAACATATTGTTAATCTATTTGAGAGAACAAACCAAAATTTAGTTATTGTTCAAGATGAGCATGGCAACAGTTTTGGATTGCAAAAGATTAACAGAGTTAGAAAATCTTTTGACAAAGATAAATTTAAACTAGCACATTTAGATTTATGGAACGCACACCAAAAGCAAGTTGCTTATTGTGAATATAAAGCAATCGGTGAGGTATCAAATGCCCAATAATGATTTGATTAACATAGCTAAAGTTTTAGCAGAAAGAGTTGGCGAGCAATCGCCAACTACATTAGCAGACATGGTTATTGAGAATGGACAAAAGAAACAACTCAATTATGAAATCATGTTTCAGTTGTTAATGGGCGAATGTGAAAAACATATTCTTGAGAACGTTGGCAATCCTATTGTTGATGAGTTCAAAGAAAATGTACTAAAGAAATTTAGCACACTTGTTCAAGCACTACACACAACAGAATAATTAATAATAAATAATAACCAATAGCCCGATAGGGCTATTGGTGTATCTATCGTATAGAAGGCTCAACTTTTCCGACAACCTGCTTTTCTAAATTTTAACCTGTAATTCACGCATCACAGTCCTGAAGCACAGGGCAAACGGGTTTACAAAGTAGGATATATAAATATACTAGGGTCCCAAACGGTATGAAAATTGAGAACCTAACTGAAGAAGAATTAAAAGATATTATTCTAAAAAAGCAATTAGAGTGGATCAAGTTATGCCAGGATAATTTTTTAGTTTTTGCTGAGTCTGTCTGGCAAGATTTTATTTATCGTAAAACAAAGGACCCAAAGAAATATGGGCACCATCAAATAATAGCTGAATCTTTTCAAGAAATAGCTGACGGTGATGCAAAGAGGCTCATCATTAACATGCCTCCTAGACATACTAAATCTGAATTCGCATCTTATTTATTCCCTGCTTGGTATATTGGAAAGTACCCTAAGAAAAAAATAATGCAGGTATCACATAATGCTGAACTTGCTTCAAGGTTCGGTAGCAAAGTTCGTAACTTAATGAACACCAGAGAGTACAAAGAGATCTTTGGAGATGTTACACTTCGAGAAGATAGTAAAGCAAAAGGTAGGTGGGAAACCAATCATGGTGGTGAATACTTTGCAGCGGGTGTAGGCGGTTCGATCACGGGACGAGGGGCCGATTTGCTTATTATCGATGATCCACATACTGAGCAAGACTCAATGTCTGACTCAGCAATGGAACGTGCATACGAATGGTACAGTTCAGGACCCAGACAACGTTTGCAACCTGGAGGAAGAATCTTAGTTGTAATGACTCGTTGGGCTACCGATGATTTGACAGGAAGGCTCATCAAGTCACAATCAGAACCAAAAGCAGATCAATGGGATGTAATTGAGTTTCCTGCAATACTTCCTAACGATGAACCTGTATGGCCAGAATATTGGAGTAAAGAAGATTTAGATTCTGTTAAAGCTTCAATCTCAACAAAGAATTGGAACGCTCAGTATATGCAGGACCCAACTTCAGAAGAGGGTGCAATTATAAAACGTGATTGGTGGCAAGACTATGATAAAGAAAATCTTCCAAGATTACTCCACGTAATACAATCTTATGATACTGCATTTTCTAAAAAAGAAACTGCAGACTATTCTGCTATAACAACTTGGGGGATATTTGAACCTGTAGAAGGTTATGAGAAATGTATTATCCTTCTTGATGCACAAAAAGGTAGATATGATTTTCCTGATCTTAAAAACCTTGCACTAGAACAATATCATTATTGGGAACCTGAAACAGTTATCATTGAGGCTAAAGCTAGTGGTCAACCACTTATACATGAGCTAAGACGTGCAGGTATACCTGTAATTGATTATGTACCTGCTAGAGGAAGAGACAAGCATACACGTATAAATAGCTGTGCACCTGTCTTTGAGTCTGGTATGGTGTATGCTCCATTAGATGAACATTTTGCTCAGGAAGTTATTGAGGAATGTGCAGCATTCCCTAATGGACAATACGATGACTATGTTGATTCTATGACCCAAGCTGTGTTAAGATATCGACAAGGTGGTTTTATTTCAACGTACTCGGACGATTGGGATGACCCACCAATGAAATTAGAAAAAGAATATAAATATTATTAGGAGAACCTATGGCACTTAAAGGTAATCAAAAGAAGTTGGATAAAAACAACAACAACAGAATTGATGCACAAGATTTTAAAATCTTAAAAGCAGAAAAAGCAAAAGGCAGAGGCATGGGTTTACAAGATGAAAAAGTAAAACCTGGTAAAGTCATGAAAGCTAAAAGAGGACAATTTTCAAAATCATCTGCAGGCACTACTGCTAAAAACGCAATGGGAAAAACTTTTTCTGGATATCAAAAAGCATTTAAAACAGCTGTAAGTGCTGGAGAGAAAGCAAGAGCTACTAGCACCATCATTGGTCTCAAACCAAAACTTCCAGAGGCAGCTAAATCATCTAAATTAGCTAGAAGAGCTTTGAAAGCAGCGCAAGCAACAAGACTTGGTAAAATAGCTTTAGGTGTCGGTGCTGCAGGAATCGCTGCAACACAATATTTAAAATCTAAAATGAAAAAAGATAAAAATAAAAAAACCTTAAAAGATTTTAGAGAACAAAAAAAACCTGGAGTTCCTTCAGAAAAAACAAAAACAATTAACTCAGCTTTAAATAAACTTAATAAAAAAATGGGTGGTGGCATGATGAATAAGCCTATGGGTTATAATACAGGTGTTTTTGCTTCTAAAGAAGATAGAAAAAAAGCTGAAAAAAATATTAAACAAGCACGAAGTAAAGAAGGGTTAAGATCTTTCTTATCAAGCGGAAATAAAATAAATCAACCCATGAGAAAAGAAAGATACATGGAAGGTAGAAAAGCGAGACATTCAGCCTTTAAGAAAAAACTTGGTAGAACTGCTGCTGGTATAGCTTCAAGTTTAAACCCTGTCACTACTGCTGCAAGGGTAATTGGAAAAGTCATGGGTAAAGGATCTAAAAAAAGAGATTTTCAAAAAGGTGACTACGGAGATATATCTGTTAAAAAAATGGGTGGTGGAATGATGAAGGTTCCAGGATATGTATCAGGAACTGATAAAACAGTTACAATTAAAGATGGAAGAATTGCTCTTACTGATCCAGACACACCAAAAGCAGGACCAAAAGCAGGAAGACCTAAAGCACCTCCTCCTCCAAGAAAAAGAAGACTTCCTCCACAAGTTAGAAGATCAGCAGGAAGAGCGGGACTTGGAGCATTAGGTGGTTCTGGAAATAAATCAGAAACAATAAATTTGATGAAAAACAAAATATACAAATACAAAGCAAAAAAAGATTCTGGTTTTACCGATAAACAAGTTTCGATGCAAAAAGATATTAAAGAAAAAAGTTACAAAAGAAAAAGCGGAGAAAAAAGATTAGGAAAAATTTATAGTGCTTCTCCAACGATTTTAAGTAAAGCAGGAATGACTGGTAGTAAGCGTTCAGGTATGCCTGGTCACTCTATAATGACTACATCTTCAAAAGGTAAAACAAAATTAAATTATGTAAAACCATACGGTGGCACTATTGAAACAGGTTTTAAAGGCTATGATGAAAGAACACCTGGTGTTGGATTAAAAACAGGTAAGTCTATAAAAGTAAAATGCAAACTAGGTAGAAACAAACCTACAAAAATGTACTAGGAGGGACTATGTCCCTACGGAGTTTATTTCAGTTTGGGAAGCGGCTTCTTAAAGGTAAGAAAGAATCAGCTACACCGACCACCGGACAACAACAAAAACAAATAACTTATCAACCAAAGCCATCACAAGCTCAAGGTCAAGAGTTAGCTACACAAGAAATAAAAAACCCACCAATAGTTCTTAAAAAAACTAAACCACTGCAAATGGGTGATGACATGGCTCCAGGCTTTGGATCATCTACATATGATTGGGTAATGAGAAAAGGTAGAGGATCTTATACTGCAGATGAGTGGTTAGATCATTTAACTTCTACAAGAAAAGTTAACTTTACTGTTTTTGGTAAACCATCAACAAGAATAGAAAGAGCAGAGAAAAAATTTAAATACGATTCAGGACCCTTTGTAGGTAAAGAAGTTAATATCTCAAAAGAAGAATTGTTTGATACCAATGTTGCTATATTTGATCAACAAGGTAACTTGACTGGCGGTTTGTTAGCAGCAGCTAAAAAGTTTGGAATAAAATTAGATGCCAATGAACTTGGTGCAATGATTAAATTAAATCCAATGAATAGATTAAAACCAGTTGAGTTAGGTAGACCATCAGGTGCTGGAGAAAAATTTGATAACACTGCAAAAATACTTGGAGATAGATTACAAGCATTAAAAGTAAAATATAGAAACGATGATGATATAGTTAGACAAATTAGTGATGCTCAGTTTGAACTACTTGCAATAAAAAATGGAGAGATGGGACAAGGAGCTTTTAGAAATTTAAGCAGATCTTTAAAAATGGCAAAGGCTAGACCTAACTTTGATAAGTCACAAAAATTAGTGTTGAATAAATTAGAAGGAGAATTAAATGCAGCGGCAGCTCCACTAAGAAATACAAAAACATATTACGGTGGTGAATCTGTTTATACTCTTCAAGGAGGCAATAATTACAGAGAAACAATCATGACTCTTCCAGAAGAGATTGTAACAAACAGTAGACCATTCAATACAGGAGGTCACTTTACAGATGTGCTTGGTAAAGAAACAAACAATATTTACCACATCAGATTTGATACAAGATTTACACCTGATGGTAAAAAAGTATTTATGATTAATGAAATACAATCTGACGTAAACCAAAGTGTTGCAAAAAGTCTACAAAAGTTTGAACAGCTAGATGGTATAAAAAGAATTAATCCATTTCAAAAAGATATTGAAATAAAATTACTTAACAACGAAAGATCAAAACTTATAACATCTTTAGAAGATGCAATGACAAAGAATGATACAGCTGCTGCAAGTGCCATATCAAATCAATTAGCTAAGACTACACAAGCTATACAAAAAATGACTGCTAAAGGTGGTGCAAAAGATTATTTTCCTATGGTCGAGGCAGATCAATATGGGGATCATGCACTTAAGTATTTGATGCAAAGAGCAGCAAGAGAGAATGTAGATTACGTAGCCGTTGCCCCGTTTGACAAATTAAGTTTCCGTCAAGGCTACAAAGCGGGTAACGAAAGATTCTATGGCTATGCCAATGGTAAAGGTATCAATAAAAGTGGTACTTCAGTAATGCCAAATCTTATGAAAAGAGCAGCTAGATTATATGGATCGAAAGCAGGACCAACAAAAATATCTTTATCTGATCCATCTAAACCTTACAAAAAAATATCAACAGATAATTTTAAATACCCTGATGGACACAAACTTTCAGGTAAAAAAATAAAAAGCACATACCATGATGATGCTATAAATGTTAGTGATCCTGGAAAAGCAGGTTCTGATTATACATTTATTGAACCCTCTAATCCTGCCTTGTATTTTGATGCATTTGCGATTAAAGTAAGTCCACTAATGAGAGGTACACAAAAAACCTACAAGAAACTTGGTGGACTTGTAGTAGATATGTTTAAACCAATAAGGTACAATTAATTATGGCAGTAGAAAAAACATTATCCGAACAATTGCAAGAAGGTTTTGAAGAAGAACAAGAACAACCAGAGGGTTTACCTGTTGATGTAACAGTTGAAGGTGAAGAAGAAATGGTTGAGGAAAGACCTCAAGATGAATTTAATTCAAACCTTGCAGATGGTATGGATGAACGTACCCTCAAAGACATGGGTATGGAGCTTATACAAGAATATAAAAAAGATAAAACTTCTAGAAAAGAATGGGAAGACGCATATATCAAAGGTTTAGATCTATTAGGAACTAAGTATCAAGAAGTAACAAAACCATTCAAAGGCGCATCTGGTGTCACCCATCCGTTGTTAGCTGAATCTGTTACGCAATTCCAAGCACAAGCTTATAAAGAATTAGTTCCAAGTGATGGTCCAGTTAGAACCCAAGTTGTAGGTGCTGTTTCACCGGCCACCGAAGCCCAGGCAGATAGAGTTAAAGATTACATGAACTATTTGTTAATGGAGGAGATGGAAGACTACACAACTGATATGGATCAAATGTTATTTTATTTACCACTATCAGGATCTACATTTAAAAAAATTTATTTTGATGCTTTACTAGATAGACCTGTTTCTAAATTTATTCCAGCGGAAGATTTAGTAGTGCCTTACTATGCATCAGATTTGAAAGATTGTGAAAGAATTACACATGTAATTAAAATGACAGCTAATGAAGTTACTAAAAAAATGGCTGCAGGTTTTTACAGAGATATAGATCTGATAGATTCAAATAGTGAACCTGATCAAGTACAAAAGAAATTAAACGAGCTTGAAGGTATAAAAGGCACAGGATCAGATTACTTACATACAATTTTAGAAATGCATGTTGATCTAAACCTTGATGACTTTGAAGACTTTGATGACAAAGCTAAAAAAATTAAAATACCTTATATTGTGACTATCGATGAAGGATCAGGAGAAGTTTTATCTATCTACAGAAATTACAGACCTAATGATATTACGTACCAAAGAATAGAATATTTTGTTCATTACAAATTTTTACCTGGACTTGGTTTTTATGGTTTTGGTTTAACTCACATGATTGGTGGTTTGTCTAGAGCAGCTACACAATCACTTAGACAATTAATTGATGCAGGAACTTTAAAAAATTTACCTGCTGGATTTAAGTCTAGAGGTATGAGAGTTAGGGATGATGATCAACCAATACAACCTGGAGAGTTTAGAGATGTTGATGCACCTGGCGGAAACATCAGAGATCAGTTTTTTAATTTACCATTTACAGAACCATCACCAACTTTATACAACTTGATGGGTTTTGTAGTACAAGCAGGACAAAAATTTGCTGCCATCACAGACTCAAATATTGGTAATGACTTACAAAACAGAGCTGTTGGTACAACAATGGCAATGATGGAACGTGGTTCACGTGTAATGAGTGGTGTTCATAAGCGTTGTTACTATGCAATGAGACTAGAATTTAAAATTTTAGCAAGAATTTGTGGTGAATCTTTACCACCAGTGTATCCATATGACGTTTATGGTGGCCCAAGAGAAATAAAACAGTTAGATTTTGATAACAGAGTAGATATTTTACCTGTTGCAGACCCAAATATCATGAGTATGGCTCAAAGAGTTACACTTGCACAGTCACAATTACAAATTGCACAGTCAAATCCTGCAATGCACAACATACATGAAGCATATAGACGTGTTTATGAAGCGTTAGGTACAAAACAAATTGAAGCTTTACTTAAACCACCACCAAAACAACCTGAACCACAAGACCCTGCTAAAGAAAATGCACGTGCTTTACAGATGAAATTGTTAACAGCGTTTGAATTTCAAGATCATGATGCACATATTGCTGCACATATGGCATTTATGGCTACAAGAATGGTGCAAATCAATCCACAAGTTTATGCTTTGATGCAATCACACATATCTGATCACGTTTCATTTAAAGCAAAAGCAGAAGTAAGAGCCGTAATGATGGAAAATCCACAAATGCAACAATTGGCACAAACAGATCCTGAACAATTTAGTATTATGTTTGAAGCAGAAGTAGCAAAAGCCGCTGCAAGAATTACACAAGAGCTTGCACAAACTGAAATGCAGGCAAATGCTGCTAAACAAGATCCGTTAGTTAGAATTAAACAACAAGAAATAGATTTAAGAGCTATGGATCTTCAAAGAAAAATTGAAGAAACAAAATTTAAAGAAGATCAAGAAAATGTTAGAAACGCGCAACGTCTAGAATTTGATTATGATAGACTTGCACAACAAGATCAACAATCCGATGATAGATTAGAAATTGCGGAGAAAAAACTTGAAAAAAAATAAAGATCCAAAAGTAGGAACTGGTAAAAAACCTAAAGGTTCAGGTAGAAGATTGTATACTGATGAGAATCCTAGAGATACTGTTAAAATAAAATTTGCAACTCCAGCTGATGCTAGTGCAACGGTAGCAAAAGTTAAACAGATTAACAAACCATTTGCGAGAAAAATACAAATATTAACAGTTGGTGAACAAAGAGCTAAGGTTATGGGTAAATCCAAAGTTGCATCAATATTTAAGGCAGGTAAAAATGCGATCAGAAGAACAAAACAAGCGTAAGGGTTTAAGTGGGGGAGTTAAATCTGGTCCACCTCCTAAAAGAGGACCTAATCCACAAGGAATTACAATCAAAGATGCCAAAAGAATCTTACGAAAACTTAAACGAGAGAAATAAACTATTATTTTTAGCTGGATTGTTTGATGGCGAAGGTAGTTTTGGTGTTTGGGGTAAAGGAGATGGTAGAAAATCATTTCAATGCTCTGTTGAAATGTGTGATAAAGATTCTGTAGATAAATTTGCCAATTTCTTTGGTGGAAAAGTAGTAAAACCTAGGTTAAGAAAAGCTCATTGGTCACAAACTTACAAATGGAAGCTCTCCGGTGGTAGGGCTTACGAATGTATTGAGATGATGATAGAATATATGAGTTTAAGAAGACAGGAGAAATACGAAAATGTGGTTAAGCGCAATTAAATTAGCCGTCTCTGCTGGAAGTAAGATTTATGCTAACAAGCAGAAGACAAAAATGGCAATGAGTGAAGCACAACTCATGCACGCTACAAAAATGGCCGAAGGTCAGGAAGCTTACCAAGGAAAACTTTTAGAAGCCAGACAATCGGACTGGAAGGACGAGGCCGTTTTGATAATTTTAAGTTTGCCCGTGTTGGTGCTTGCTTGGGCGGTGATATCGGATGATCCGACAGCGATGGACAAGGTAAAATTGTTCTTTGACATGTTCTCGCAGCTTCCGAGCTGGTTTACAAATTTGTGGATCCTTGTCGTGGCGAGCATTTATGGGATTAAGGGAACTCAAATCTTCCGTAACGGTGGAGGCAAGAAATGAATTTAATTAGAGATTTACAAAAAGCAAAAAAAGAAAGACTTTTAAAGGATTCAGCGGTAGCACAACTTCGTAAGAGAAGTAAGGACTCACTGGCTAGACCTAAAGCAGAAAAAAATATATTATCTTCAGATAAAAGGATGCAACAGATATGACAAAACTATGCCCAAGAGGAAAAGCTGCAGCTAAACGTAAGTTCAAAGTTTATCCGTCTGCATATGCGAACGCATACGCTAGCAAAATTTGTGCAGGTAAAATAAAGGACCCATCGGGAGTTAAAAGAAAAGATTTTAAGGGACCAAAACCAAGTGGTGCTAAAGTTGGTATGGCTGTTACTGCAGGATCAAGATCTGCTATGGGTAGATTAGAAAAATCAGGACTCAAATTAAGTAAAGGTGGTGGTTCAGATTTTGAAACTTCAGGAACAAGAATAAAACCCTATGGTAAAACTGCTGCAGTAAAAATTGAAAAATTACAACCTAGAAAAAAAGTAAAATCTTACCCAATAGGTCCTCCTCTTAGTGGTGATAAAGGAATGCAACAACCTTTTTCAAAATACGAAGATAAAATGTATGTGAAACCTAAAAAGAAAATGATGAGTGGTGGTTTTGGTATTTTTAGTAAAAAGAAAAAAGATGAAGAGAAAAAATCTACACAAGAAGAAAACTCTAATAAGAAAAAGAAAAGACTTGAGGAATTAAGAAAAGAGATTGGTGCCAAAAAAGGTAAGATGATGATTATGATTGCTTTTGGTAAACCTGTAAAAAAATCTAGAGGTGGTGATGCTAAAATAAAAAAAGTAATTAAGGGATTACATAAAGCATCAGCTCTTCATAAAGGACAGGCAAAATCTTTACAAACTGTTGTAAAAAAAGCAAATAAAGGTGCAATTATGAATGTTGCTAACAAATTAGAAAAAGCATCAAAGGCACATGCGAGCCAAGCAAAAACTTTAAAATCACTAAAACTAGCAAGAGGTGGTGGAGCTGCAATTAGAGGAACAAATTTCAAAGGTGTTTTCTAATGTACAAGAGAGGTACTTGTTGGGAAGGGTATGTTCAAGCTGGCATGAAAAAAAAGGGGAACAAAATGGTTCCCAACTGTGTTCCAGCAGGATCAAGAAAAATGAAAGAAGGTGGACTAACTAAATGGTTCAAAGAAAAATGGGTAGATATTGGAGCAAAGAAAAAGGGTGGCAAGTTTCAAGAGTGTGGAAGAAAATCTGCCAGTGGTTCAAAACGGAAGTATCCGAAGTGCGTACCACTTGCAAAAGCCACAGCGATGACAAAGTCACAAAGGGCCTCTGCTGTTGCCAGAAAGAGAGCAGCAGGTAATACAGGGCCTAAACCAACAAATGTGAGGA